AACAACTTACAAAAGAATATCCATTTGTGCAAATAATATTTGTTTTTATCTCTATAAATCAGCTCAAAATCACGGTAGAAATATTTCCAGGATTACATACTTTTAAGCCTGTAAAATCTTTTCTAGAAATATATTAAAAGCAATATTTTGCTATCCGTTTAAACGGTTAACGCTTACTAGTAAAATTACAAACCGACCAGTCGGTTTATTTTATTAAAGTAGTTATTATTTTTGCTATCCGTTTAAACAGTTAGTAAGAAAAAAACGTATATTTTAAAAAACCGTAAAAAACGCTAAAAAGATAAAAAAAGCTATATAATTAACTCCAGAAGCTAAAAATAAAGCGTTAGAATAGCCCTAAAATCGATTTAAATAGGTTGAGGTATATGAAGGTATAGGTAAAAAAAAAGCCCCAAATTAATGAGGCTTTTTTTGTTTTAGCGTGGTTTTACTTGTGCTTTAAGTAGTCGCTAACTATTGACGTTTTACCACCAATATTAAACCAGCCAGAAGCGTCAATTTTTACGCTCTCTGTTGGCGTTTCCAGATACAGCTTTTTATTGCGCTGTCTTATTCTGGCAGTTAATCCCATAGTTTCAAAGAGACCGTTTAAACGCTCTTTAGTGGTTGGCGTGTTCCAGCCTGCCAGCGTAAAGCTTACAGCCTGCCCTACGTGATGGTATCCACTCATACCGTTAGGGTTGAAAGTAGCTATTAGGTTGCCAAATAGATACAGCGCAACGTTTACAGGTCTACCGTTAAAGTGGTCCACTTTTACTTCTGAATTGTTCACTTTTTGCGCTCTGTAATTTCTGAACGCTTCCGTGATTTTTTTCGTGATTAATCTCATTTTAATTACTCTCCTTTTTTACTATATCCTGGACTACTTTAGGCAGACTGTTTAAACGGTCTGGGTTGTCCTGGACTTTTTGAACTGTGCTGTGAAATATACCAAGCTTGTTTTTAGGTCTCCCTGTTGTGTAAACTTGCTTAATATTAAAATGCGTATTTTTCATTGTTTTAATCTCCTTAATTGTAGAGCTAGGGTAACCGTTTAAACGGCTACCCTGTAAGCTCTGGTTTATTTTAGTTTCTGTAGTAACCATTATTCCCTTTTTTGCCCTGTTTTTCTTTTACTAGTCTCATTGCTTCAGTAAAGAAATCCAGAGGAACACGAACAGCGTCTTTTTTCGACTTAAAAGCGTTGTTCTTGTGTTTAGGTTTAAACTCCACTAATAACGCTCCATTTTTGCCACTACGTAGGCAGGTATTATTGAAGGTCAATATCTGCTGGGCTGAAGCTCTTATTATTAGGGGTTCATATTCGCAACAGCTACAAGTTACTTTTATGTTTCTTGTATCTGCTGGGATATGTGGAACAGTTAGCGCTTTGCCTGGAAACTTTCCAAGCTTTTCAGCTATCTGTTTAAGTATACCGTTTAAACGCTCACCTGCAACGGTAGACGTTGGAATTCCTTCCAGCCCTACCTTCTCCATATAACCAGCAAAAACGTGGTTATGACCGTTAACATTATTGTCTACGGCGTGGATTATTTCGTGGGTTAGGGTTGCCAACATTTCAAGCTCATTATCTCTATCAATATTTAGGATAATTTCGTTGACGTTGTCAGCGCTCATTTGAGAAGGGCAACACTGTCCAAGCGTGTGCTTGTTAGCGTTTGATTTGGTTGCTCCCTTGCTCATAAATCCAATCGATATTCTGATTTTATTATGAACCTTAATGCCAGCAGGTAAAAAGACAAATTCTACTAGAAGGTCTTTAGCTTTATTTAGCCAATCTTCTCTATTAATTGCCTTCTTAACTACTGTTTTTTGTATTGATTTTTTCATTGTTTTTATCTCCTTATTTTGTCAAATACAGTAGGAATATAACATATAATAACCAGAAAACAAATAAAAACCGTTTAAACTGCTACGGCTGGGGGTTACTGGTAGGGCTACATAATTAGGGCTATATAAACTATTACAAGCGTATGAATAAATAGAACTAGTTATAATTAATAAGCGTTTAAACAGCTATTAAAAGTATGGCAGGCTGTAGCTAGCCAACATTATAAAAGTATGGCAGGGTATAGCTAGCCAACATTATTATTTTAATAGGTTGAAGGCTAGCAGGTAGATAATTTTGAAGGGCTAGAAAACGGCTGTAATATAACATTGTAGGGCAGATTGTCAAGTTTTTATAGCTTCGTCGAGGGTATCCCCCCTATCTACAGAGAAATATAACTAGCTCCACTTTTTACTTGACATTAATAATAATTGTATACCCAGAGGAGAAAAGCTAGGATTTTCAACTAAAAAAGCTAATCCTAATCAAAGCTAGGGGGTGCGTCAGATTGAAAAAAAAGAAGAACACGCATACTTGCCCTATTTTTTTAGTTTTCTAGGTTTCTGGATAGCTGTAAGTGTTGATATATAAGGAGTTAGGAATACAGATAACTATACTAACTATACTAGCTAGTATGTTAGCAGTTAGTTCTAACTGAATTTAAAGACAAAACAGCCTGAAGTCAAGTATAAAACGTATTAGGTTTATAAAAATATTGTAAAAATTTTTTTCTTGACTTTTTCCCAATTATTGTTTTAGACTCTTAGTATGAGACAGAAAAAGAAAAAACCTACTAATAAAGACTTAGTATACAATATAGCCCTCAATAAGAGTTTTATCAATGAAGTTTTCCAAAGACTAATGTTGTTAGAAGAAGTCATATATAAATATATAGAAATGAAAAAAGAAACTAAAAAATTTAATAAATATATACAAGATGAAATTGAAAAGAAGGCTGCAGAAGATGCTAAAAATACCAAAAAAGAACCTAAATCTTCAGATTAACGGTCATAAGTACGATATTCGCTTTATAGAAGGAAAAAAAGCGATGTATGGTACAGATGATATGGAGATTTTAGGAGCAGTTTCTATGCGTAACTGCGATATTATAATAGAACGCAATATGAAACATACAAAAATTCTAGAAGTATTGTGCCACGAGGTAGTACACGCCCTTACACACGGTACGAGTTTAGAGATGACAGAAACACAAGTCCAAGTAGTTGCCAACTCCTTGTACCAACTTGGAGTTGGACACTATCTATGGGAAAAAGCAGGAGGGAAATATGATTCCTAATTATGATGCTATCGTTAAAAAAGCAAAATCGCTGTGTGATAACAAGAATATTGACTATGCACAGCAACAAGAACCGTTTTCTAACTTTCAAATGGTAGAAGCCTTAAAAATATGTGAAACTTCTACAGGTATTCTAGTTAGAATTTCCGATAAAATAGCTAGAATTGCTAATTTATTGAAGAGAAATGGTAAAATAGCAGTATCTGAAGAAAAACTTGAAGACACTATGTTAGATTTAATAAATTATAGTATAATACTACTAAGTTATTATATGTATGAACAAGAATACAATATGTATAATGATTTAGAAAATGGAGAAAAGAAAAATGATTAATCCAGGTAAAATATTAGAGCATAATACTAAAAAAAGAAAAGTAAATTTACACTGCCTAACTGATATACACGTAGGGAGCAAAGTATTTGACAGAGCATTGCTATTAAAAGCAATAGATAAGATTAAAAAAGACCCAAATGCCTTATGGTTTGGAAATGGTGATATGTTAGAGTTTATACCACCTAACTATCATATACCAGAGGGAGACCAGGTTTTTGATAATAACGAACAATATTCACAATTTGTTGAAATGGTGAGACCAATACTAAGTAAATGTGTATTTTTACGTGGTGGAAACCACGATACATTGCGTTCTGTACGATTAGCTGGTATTGATATTATTCGTGTGCTATGTGATGACCTAGAAGTACCATATTTCCCTTTTCCTGGATATACGGTAATTAATTATGGAACAAATAGATTTACATTTGCTAGTGGTCACGGTAAAAGTGGAGCTAAAAATGGAGATTTAGAGCTAATTAGGTTAAGAAACATATTTCCTGATGCTGATATGTATTATTTAGGGCATAACCATCAATTATACGCTAGACCAGTAGATTCGTTTGAAATTATGCAAGATAACGAAGAAGTTAAACGACAATGGTTTGTACGTGGTGGCTCATTTATAGGATATGCAGAATATGCACGATATGCTATGTTTGAACCACAAACAAAAGGATGGGTTGAAATACGATTAAGTGACAAAGACCCTGAATATATAGTACATCGCAAATGAAAAAAAGGATTATAAAGCAGAAGGAGCATATAGTATACGAAAATCTAGATGAACTTAGGCAGGTTATGCCAGATGAACAAGTTTACGATGATTGGAGGACTGCTCCTGTATTTGCTTGGACATTGACAGATGATGAGCAGGTTTGTCAAGTCTTAGAAAAAGGAAAGGTGGACAATCAAGACTATGTTCGCACAGCTATCGGTATGTTTCGTAACGCTCCTTCTGCTAAAATGGAAGGAAAGCTACGAGAAAATATTTATGCCTTTAGTGGAAAGTCTGCAAGGAGTATTCTTAAAGATAGAATAAATCCTAGCAAGCAAGAATTTTTATTTGCTAGATATGTTGCAAAAGGAGATGGAATTGTAGAAGCTTTTAAAAAAGCTTATCCTAAAGCCAGCTCTGAAAAATATATCAAAGAGCAAAGTAGTATGTTATTAAAAACAGAAAGGATAAAAACCTTGATAGATAAAGAAATAGAAAAAATATTAAATGAAACAGAAATTACTCCTAAATATCTTCTATTAAAGACAAAAGAGATTGTAGATAATGAAGAAGCAAAAGATAGTGATAAGATTTCGTCGCTAAAGATGCTAATGGAAATATCTGGATTATTAGGTAAAAAAGAACAAAAAACTGAATCAATTTCATTGTTTAAAGGATTTTCTCCTGAACAACTTGAATTATTGGAGGGGAAAAATGTCAAAAAAATTGCAAGCCAAGAAAGAGAAATGCATAGATTGCCAGATGTGCAACAGAGTAGTAAAACTGAAGAAAGCTAAACTTCAGTATAATGACTTTATAATGTATTCAATCTTTGATATTCCTCTTGATAGGTATATTACAATAGATTGTGACTGTATGTGTGTATATGATGAAGATATGGATTTAATTGCATTTAGCAGGGATTTTATAAGTAACTATGGAAAATCTTAATATAAGTGAAAAGGAGATGCTGTTACATAAAGCATCTAAGGATTTGATACTGTTTGGTAAGTTATTCTTACCAAATGATTTTTTACATAAATCAGCTTCTCCTCCTTTTCATTATGACTTAGGTAAAAAATTAATTAGTACAAAACCAGGAGCTCGTATTTGTAATGTTTTACCTCGTGGTTTTGGAAAATCAGTATTAATGAAGGCTGCAATTATGCACAGACTTTGTTTTACTCCAAAAGACCAAGCTATGTTTATGGCTTGGGTTGCAGAAGAACAAGGACAATCTATTGACCACTTAAAGTATATTCGTTCACATTTAGAGAATAATCAAGCTATAAGATACTATTTTGGTAATCTGTGTGGTGCTGATGAAGGAAAAAGATGGACAGAAAAAGATTTAGTAACTAATAAAGGACATCGTATTATTGCTAAAGGTACTTCACAAAGACTTAGAGGTCGTGCTGAGGTAGATGTAAGATATACAGGAATTATACTTGATGACTTTGAATCTGAGTTAAATACTAAAACAGCAGAAAGAAGAGATGAAATTAAACAATGGATTGTTTCTACTGTTTATCCTGCATTAGAAGAAACTCCTGGAAATGAAGGATGGATATGGTTATCTGGAACTATTGTTCATTATGATGCTTTCTTACAAAATGTATGTGATGGTTATAATGATGCTCAAAAAGAAAAAAAAGATTATCCTTGGTCAGTAACATTTATTAGAGCGATAGAAGATGGAAAACCTGTTTGGAAAGAACAATTTCCTTTAAAAAAGCTAGAACAGAAAAAACAAGAATTTATTGAAGCAGGTAAAATAGACAAATTTGCTCAAGAATATATGAATGATGCTAGAGATGTTGCTTCTGCTACATTCCAGATGGATAGAGTACAATATCATAATTATGAGTATTATAGTGATGGACAATTTACTTATTTAAAAAATGATAAAGAAATGATACCTATTTATACATATTTAGGAGTAGACTTAGCTCATACAGCTACTAGTAAATCAGACTATCAAGTTGTTATGGTAATGGGAATAGATAGTAATAAAAATAGATATGTTATTGATTATTACCACGAAAAGATTCCAGCATTTGATATGCCTGAACAAATATTAAAAATTGCAAAAGAATATGCTCCTATAAGAAGATGTGCTGTTGAAACTGTTGGTGCGCAAGAAATGGTTAGAGATATGTTAGAACGTATGGCAAGAAAAGAAAAAAGATTACTTTCTGGTATTAACAAAGGAGTAAAACCTCCACACGGAATTAAAAAAGAAGATAGATTAGAAATGTCATTAGGAAGTATTGTAAATAGTAGGAAACTTTTTATAAGAAAAGAACATACAGCTCTTATAGATGAATTATTTGAATTTCCTAAAGGAAGACACGATGATTTACTTGATGGATTGTATTATGCTGACTTTTTTGCAAAGCCTCCAAGAAGTGGAATCATTCAATCAGATGAGTATGAAAAACCTGATGATATACCTAAATATACTAGAACTAAAATAAATTGGATGACAGGATTAAAAATATGAGACTTCGTGCTATTGTTGGTAGTAACTTCTTTAGGGGAATGGTATCTAATTACACATTAGAACAGTTTACAAACTACTTAAAAAGGGTAGAGGGCTACAAAAATAAAGTAGGGGATAGATTTTATCCGTATGATTCTCCAGAGGGAGGATTAAAAACTATAGGTTACGGATATAAAATTAGAACAGATAAAGAGCAATTAAAGTTAGAAGCTTATGGAATGTCTGAAACAGAAGTAGAAAATACTTTAAGACACGAAGCTGAAATTTCTTTAAATAAGGCTAAAAAATATGTTCTTTCAAAAGAAGAAAATTGGGAGGACTTAGATGATAGAATTAAATATGCTCTTGCTGATTATTGTTTTAATATAGGTAATTTAAAAGGATTTCCAACAACAACTAAATGTTTGGTAAATAAGGATATAGAAGGAGCGATTGAAGATGACCCAACTAGACCTGGATTTAAACACTATGAAAGAACATTTAAAGATAGAGATGGAAATAGAAAGCGTTTAGCAAGAAATAAAGAATTTTATAAAGAGTTTTTAGAACCATATATAGTATAATGGCACAAATAAAAGAAGACCAAAAAGCAAGAGATAATAGAGAATTGTTTCAACGATATGCTGATGCTCGTAGAGATTGGGATGTTGAAGCAAGAGATGCTATTGACTTTACATTAGGAAATCATTTTACTGCAGAAGAGTCTGATGTATTACAATCTATCGGACAAGCAGATTTCACGATTGATAGAATTTATGCTGCTATAGATAAATTAAAATCATTAATGACATCAAGACCAGTTAAATTTAGCGTTACTGCTAGAGAAGATTCTGATGTAAAAATGGCTAATGTTTGGAAAACATTATTAGAATATATTTATGATATATCAGACGGACAACATCATTTTAAACAAGCTGTACACGATTATGCTACTACTGGAATGGGATATTTTTATGCATACATAGAACCTGAAGCTGATTATGGTAGAGGGGAAGTAATGTTTACACATATTAATCCATTCCGTGTGTATGTAGACCCTGCTTCTAGAGACAGGTATTTTAAAGATGCAGCAAATGTATTGTTGTCCACAATTCTTACAAAAGACCAATTACTAAATTTATATCCAGATGTAGAACAATTTTTACCAGATATAGAAACTTATAATATGTCTGATATGTATAGCGATTATCCTGAGTCACAAAAGAAAAATTCTGTTAATGCATTTACTCCTGCTGAAGTAGAAGACAAAGATTGGGAAACTAGTATTTCTGACCGTTATAGAATTATAGAAAGATTTTCCAAGGTAAGAGTTCCTTTTTATAGAGTAGCTGATAATAAAAATGGAACTGAAACTATTATGAGTGCAGAAGCTTTTGCGCTTTTTGCAGAAGAGAATGAAAGACTATTTAATAATAAAATTTATGAATTTGTTGAAATTCCACAAACAAGAATTAAAGTAACAACTTCTTTAGGACAAGTACTTCTATATGAAACTATATTAGATACAGATACATACCCTATTATTCCAATTCCAAATATATGGACTAATACTCCATATCCAAAATCTGATGTAAATAAAGTAAAAGATATGCAAAGATTATTAAACAAATTATTTTCTCTTGCATTATCACACGCACAAACATCAGCAGGTCTTAAATTACTTGTTCCACAAGGGAGTGTAGAAAATTTACAACAATTAGAAAAAGATTGGGCTAATCCAAATGCAGTTATAGAATACGACCCAAGTTATGGAGAACCTCATTTTCCATCTCCTCAAGCATTATCAGGAGAATTTTATGCTTTAATTAATCAGTGTGAAAAATATATTGATTTAAACTTCGGTGTTCCTGAATTACTACAAGGGTTTAAAGAAAATGCTCCTAATACAGTAAGAGGAACAATGTTACTTGCACAAATGGGAGAAGGAAGAGGAGCAAGCAAATTAAGAGATATAGAAATGGCTTTACAGCAATTAGGTAAAGTAATATATCAACTTGCTAAAGGACATTATTCTTTTGAAAAGAAATTTAGAATTGTTCAACCAAATAATGATATTACAGAATTTGCAGTAAATAATAGATTATATGATGATAAAACTGCATCAATCGTAGCGATTCTC